CGATGTGTGGCACCGCAATTGCAGCCCTTGCAGGCGTGACTATGTCCACTTGGTCTATCGGCTTCGTGTATAACAACTTCCGTTTACCGGTACTGACAGTTGAAGGCTGCGCGCTTGTGCTGTTGTTATAGGTTCAACCTCTGCGACGCGAATGGTCCGGAGATTTCCAAGGTACTGTGCCGCGATCACGCGCCGCGGTGGCAAAGCCGCGCGAGCTAGCTACCGTGCGGAACAGAAAGAGGTCGTCAGGTAGTCAGGTAGTCGGGGTAGTCGGGGTAGGGTCGTCACGGAACTGGTCGTCAGTCGTCGCAATACCCCATCGATAGCCGCTTTGAAGGAGCGCCCCAACTACGTTCTTTGAGGAGGAAACTCATGAGTCTTACCGTGATGGCGCAGCGGATTGAAATCTGGCCCCTGGATCGGCTGATCCCCTACTCCCGAAATCCCCGGACGCACTCGGACGATCAGGTGGCCCAGATTGCCGCCAGCATCGTTGAGTTCGGGTTCGTCAACCCGATCCTGGTCGATACCCAGCGCGGCGTTGTCGCCGGACACGGCCGGCTGCTCGCCGCCCGCATGCTCAAACTTGCCCAGGCGCCGGTCATTGTCCTCGACCATCTCACCGATAGCCAGCGGCGCGCCTACATCATCGCCGATAACAAACTCGCGTTGAACGCCGGCTGGGATGAACAGTTGCTCGCCAGCGAACTCGCCGCGCTGGAAGACGAAGGCATGGACCTCACCCTGACCGGCTTCAACGACGAGGATCTCGGGCGTCTGCTCAACCGAGACAGTGTGGGCGAACCCGGCGCAGTCCAAGAGGAAGAAGAGATTCCCGAGATCCCGGTCGCGCCCGTGACCCGCGCCGGTGACGTCTGGCAGATCGGTAGACACCGCCTGATCTGCGGTGATTGCCGTGATGACGCCGTCATCGTGCGCCTCTTCGGGAGCGCAAATGCGAATCTGGCAATCACCTCACCACCCTATGCGACGCAACGCGAGTATGATCCCGCCAGCGGCTTCCAGCCGGTTCCGCCAGATCGATACGTCGAGTGGTTCCGCAGCGTGGCGGCCAACATTCGGGCGATCCTGGCGCCGAATGGTTCCTACCTGCTCAACATCAAGGAACACGCCGAGGACGGCGAGCGCAGCCTGTACGTCAAGGATTTGGTGCTCGCCCACAAGCGGCAATGGGGCTGGCGGTTTGTCGATGAGTTCTGCTGGCGCAAGACCGATAACGGCGTGCCGGGTGGGTGGAACAATCGCTTCAAGAATGCCTGGGAGCCGGTGTTCCACTTCTGCCGGCAGCCGGAGATCAAGTTCAGGCCGGCAGCAGTGGGACATCTCTCCGATGACTGCTTCGGCTATTCGCCGAACAATCCGAAGTCCCCCTCTGGGAGCGCACTGCTGGGCAGCGGTGCCCGCGGGTCGGCGGCGGGTCAATCTGGGGCCGAAGACCGAGATGGCCTGTTCACCGGTATTGCGCGGCCGAGCAACGTGATCGAGGTGAAGTCGGAGAGCAGTCAGGGATCGCACTCGGCCCCGTTTCCACGCGCGCTGGTCGAGTTCTTCACCAAGGCATTCTCCGATCCAGGCGACATCGTCTTCGATCCGTTCCTGGGAAGCGGAACCACCATGGCTGCGGCTCAGGTCCTCAGCCGGACCGGTTACGGCGTCGAGATCAGCCCGGCCTACTGCGACGTGATCCTTCGGCGGATGGCCCAACTCACCGGCCAGGAACCGACTCTCCTGGATACGGGGCAATCAATCGCCGAAGTGGCCGCGGAGCGCGGCATCCCCGATGAGCAGGCTCTGAACCCGAAGCTGCAAGACTCGCGCCGCATCCAGCACCACGGACCGGCGCCATTTTATGGCGGCCGCGGCGGGGACCGCGGATCGCAGGCCAACGTGGGAGGCGCCTTATGAACTTGTGGAAACTCGCCGTGGAGCGCTGGCACATCGACCGGCTGATCCCCTTCGTCCATAACGCGCGCACCCACACCCCGGAACAGATCGCGCAGATCGCGGCCTCGATCGCCGAGTTCGGATGGACGAATCCGATCCTGGTTGGCCCGGACCAGGTCGTGATCGCCGGGCACGCGCGCCTGCTCGCGGCCCGCAAGCTCGGCCTGAGCGAAGTTCCGGTGATCGTCCTGGGGCACTTGTCGGAAACCCAGAGGCGCGCTCTCGTGATCGCCGACAATCAACTGGCGCTCAATGCCGGCTGGGATGAGGACATGCTCCGGACGGAGTTGCAGGCGCTCGAAAAGGACGGGCTGGACCTGGATCTGGTTGGCTTCAGCGACGAGGAACTCTCCGAGCTGCTGGTGGACCCCGACGAAGTCGTTTCCGGGAATACGGACGAGGACGCGGCGCCAGAGCTTCAGGAAGCCGTTATCAGTGCGGCGGGCGACCTGTGGGTGTTGGGCCCGCACCGGGTGCTCTGCGGGGATGCCACTTCGCGGGCGGACGTGGAGCGCCTGATGGCCTGCGAATCCGGTGACCTGGTATTCACCGATCCGCCGTACAACGTTTCTTACGAAGGGTACACGGAAGACCGTCTGACCATCCAGGGCGACCGGATGAGCGCGGAGCAATTCATGCGCTTTCTCCAGGACGCGTTCGGCTCCTATCGCAGTGCGATCAAGCCCGGCGCTTCGGTTTACGTCTGCCACTCCTCCTCCTGGCAGCGGGAGTTTCAGAATGCGATGGAAGTTGCCGGATTCGAGGTCCGTTGTCAGATCATCTGGGCCAAGAACACCTTTGCCTGGGGCTTCGGCCGGTACAAGTTTCAGCATGAGCCGATCTTCTATTGCCACGTGGCGGGGCAGAGCGATGCCTGGTTCGGCGATAAATCGCAATCCACGCTGTGGCACGAGAAGAAGCCGGCCGCCAACCGGATTCACCCGACCGCGAAGCCGGTGGAGTTGGTGGAGCGTGCGCTGGTGAACAGCAGCAAGGCCGGCGACGTGGTGGTGGATCTGTTCGGGGGATCCGGCTCCACGCTGATCGGGTGCGAGCGCCGGGGCCGCAAGGCGCGCCTGATGGAGATTGATCCCAAGTACGCCGACTGCATTGTGCAGCGCTGGCAGGACTACACCGGCAGCCAGGCGGTCCTGGAGGGCGACGGGCACACCTACAACCAGATCGCCAAAGCGCGCCTGGGAGGAGCTGCATGATTGGGACGATGCCGCCGGAAGGTGGCGGCCGTCCGAGGGTTGATTTCGGGTGGGCATCCATCACTGCGTTTGCCGGAACCACCAAGCGGGTTGTTGAGGAGTTCTCGGGGAGCTGCCGATGGGTTTAGTATCCTTGCGCGCGTATGCCCGCCACAGGGGGGTGAGCCTGCGGGCCGTACAGAAAGCGATCGGCAGCGGCAGGATTGAGAAAACCTCTGGCGGGCAGATCGATAGCGACGCCGCCGATGCCCAGTGGAGCAGCCGAACGGCGCCTCGGCCTGCCAGCGCATCGAACCGCCCGCGGCCGCCGGAGAGAAGTCAGACCGCTCCGCCAACGGGTCCGGCTTCCGTTCCTCCTGGCGAGCCGCGGCCCGAAGCCCGGAGCGAGCTGTCGCCGGCCACAGGCGCCGACTACTCCCGAGCGCGGGCGGTCCGCGAGAATTACCTGGCGCGCCTGGCCAAGATCGATTACGAGGAGCGCACCGGCAAGCTGGTCTCGAAGGGTGAGGTGCAGGTAGCGGCGTTCAACCGGTTCCGGCAGTTCCGCGACCAAATGCTCAACATCCCCGACCGGCTGGCGGCGCTGCTGGCGGCGGAAACCGAGCCGGGCAAGGTCTATGAGACCCTCGCCAGCGAGATCCGGAAGGCTTTGAATGAATTTGCCGACGCCAACAGTTGAGGAGATCTATGCTGCCGCCGCCGCGGCGGGCGCCCGTCCGGATCCGCTGCAAACAGTATCGCAATGGGCCGACGCCTACCGCACGCTCTCGCAACGCGCCTCGGCGGAACCCGGCCCGTGGCGCACCGAGCGTACGCCCTACCTGCGGGAGATCATGGACTGCCTGTCCCCTTCCAGCCCCATCGAGCGGATCGTCTTTATGAAGGCGGGACAGATCGGGGGCACGGAGTGCGGCAATAACTGGATAGGCTATGTAATCCACCAGGCACCCGGACCCATGATGGCGATCCAGCCCACCGTGGAAATGGCCAAGCGCAACTCCAAGCAACGAATCGATGCCCTGATCGAAGAGTCGGAGGTGCTGCGGAAACTGGTGAGCGACCCGCGATCGCGCGATAGCGGCAACACGGTTCTCTCCAAGGAATTTCCCGGCGGCGTGCTGGTGATGACCGGGGCCAATAGCGCCGTCGGCCTGCGCTCGATGGCGGCGCGGTACCTGTTCCTGGATGAGGTGGATGCCTATCCCGGCGATGTGGAAGGGGAGGGTGATCCGGTCAACCTGGCCACCACGCGCACCCGCACCTTCGCGCGCCGCAAGATCTTCCTGTGCTCGACCCCCAAGATCACCGGCCTCAGCCGCATCGAGGCGGCGTTCGAGGAGAGCGACCAGCGGCGATACTGGGTGCCGTGCCCGGCCTGCAACCAGTTTCAGATCCTCCGGTTCCCGCAACTGCGGTGGCCGAAGGACAGGCCCGAGGATGCAGTCTATGTCTGCGAGCATTGCGGGCAGGAGATTCAGAACCATCAGAAGCACTGGATGCTGCCGCGCGGCGAGTGGCGGGCCAGTGCCGTCGGCGACAGCCGCACCATGGGGTTTCATTTGTCCAGCCTCTACTCGCCGGTGGGATGGTTCTCCTGGGGCGATGCGGCCAAGCAGTTTGACCAGGCCCAGAAGAACCCGGCCCTGCTGCAGGTCTTCATCAACACGGTTCTGGGTGAGACGTGGGCACTGCGGGGAGAGGCCCCGGACTGGCAGCGGCTGTACGACCGCCGGGAGGACTACCCGATCGGAGTTGTTCCGAGGGGTGGCCTGTTCCTGACGGCCGGGATCGACATTCAGAAAGACCGCATCGAGGTCGAGGTGGTTGCCTGGGGCCCTGGCAAGGAGTCCTGGTCGGTCGATTATCAGGTGCTCGAAGGACAGACAGCCGAGGCGGCGGTGTGGCACCGGCTCACGGCCCTGCTCGATACCAGCTACCCGTCACAGAACGGCGCTTCCCTACAGATTACGAAATTCGCGATCGATTCC